TGTAATCGGAGTTATCTCCAAGATTAATAAATTAATCTTCCTGTCACAGAGTTTGACGACTCTGGATAACGGCCTGACTCCTTTGGTAAATAGTCCAACGGAGACTCGGATCAATCTGATCAAGCTCCCAAAGAATCATCTTCGATAATTTTATAGATGAGACTTGAGCTTTCGCTCCAGTGTCGGGATCAAGAAAATCTCCTAAGAAGATGTCTTTCTTTCAAAAGGATTTAATAAATCCTTGAAGAGAAGAATCATCTACAAGATAAGCGTAATCACAACCAGATAAATACATATTATTAGCAAAAGCTTTTAACATGTGTTGACTGGATGTGAACCCGTTTATCTTCCAAGCTAAGAATAATCTCTTAATCTTAGCATAGGTTAGGGTACTTTCTTCCAAACTTTGTAATTTATTTCGGAGAAATTGATACTCCCCTACTCGTTTAATAGCGAGTTGGAAGGTATCTTTTTCGTCTTGGTTTAGCGAACTTATAGCCGATCCAATTAAGGATGGTGATAAGTCCAAACTAAGACCCAAACCGAAAACATTAACGAGATCTCAATACTGACCAGAATATTTCTTCATCCGTGAAGGAATATTGTGGAAAAGTTTTAAGATCTCGGGGTGGTTGTCACGACCCTCTCTCCTTAACACATCCATAATTAATGGAAGGGATAAGGAAGGAGAACTAACTGCTTCAAGTATTGCTTTAGGTCCATAAGGACTTACATCAACACCTTGAACGATGGTACGTTTAGCGAATTCTAACGAATTCGTAGTAGATATAACTGATTTACTCATGTTAATATCCACTCCTAAATCGTCCATCAATGACAGATAGCAGCGTGCGACAAGCTCATCACCTATCACTATATCATCTCCTAAAACTGCATAATCAGTGAACCAGGTTCTTATACCTGTTCGCCGTGCAGCTGTTTGAACGATAATATGGTGGGTCAGTGCGAGCATTGCTCAAGAAGAAAGAGCACCCATCGGTTGACCTACAGAATAGGTGTAAGACTCCTTAGTTTTGCTAAGGTAGTATTTACGCCCTATGAGTAGGTTCTTCCAATTCTCCGCAAGTTCTCTATTAAATAGAGATGATAAAATATCAACTTGCAGATCTATTGGTAACCGATCGGTAGCTGCAGATAAGTCAAAGGAACCTAGATACGGTAACTTCTTTGAAACTAAAAGTCTCAAAGGAGCATACTGATCAAAGGTCCCGTCTTGAGGGATATTCTTCAATATCTCAAACAAGAGGTTATGCAATGGTTTAAGCAAGGACTGAGTCCAAGCGTCAACAATTGCAAATACCCTGACTTTCCCTGCAGCCTCATTCTTCAAGGCCAATGCACCCAAAGTTAGTGGTTTCTTTTTCTTAATAGAGTCGAAAACTTTTAAATCAAAGCTTTCGAGTTTCTTAATATCAGAAACCAGTCCGCGGTAAATATCTTTACCAAGATATTTACTGACAATCCTAAACGATTCTAGCAGCTCCGGTTGCTCACTAAATGCAAAAGCATCTAGTAAATAACCAAAAGCTGCTATTTTCGAATTAGGCCCGGAACTAACAATCGGTTCAAGAAAGCTAGCCGGGGAGATTAGACTTTTGTCTCCTAAGATTGATACCTTTCTTTCTTTTGGAAGGAAAGGTCTTAGGATCTCCATAGTCGAAACTATTTCAGGAGAAGTGGTATACTTCCCCTTAAAGGGACTAGTAATAGTCTCGAGTTTCAACTCCGGTCTAGCAGGCAAGATCCGATAGGCTGACAAGATCGTCAGTACTGCTTTAATAATATATGGATCTCTTCTCTCGATTAAGAGACGAAGACTTCCAGGTATTATCAAAGGTAGTCCACGACGAGCCGCCACCCGAGGCTCATTATGAGACTCGGGGTGCTCACCTGCAAGCGTCTTTTGAGTGAGGCGATGAGCCTCCTTCAAATACTTAACAGTAAAACTCTTACCAGAGTTTTTCTGTAAAAGTAAGATCCTATTAAAAATGGATCTAAATGCTTGTAGATGAACCGTTTTATACAGACCAAGGAGCCAAACTAGGAAATTAAATCAATTATAAAATTTTCTAATAGAAAATTTTGTAAAGCTTAATTTCCTACTTAGGGTCGGGGCTAAAATCTTATTAGTGGAAAATAAATTATTTTGTTTGTTTTTCATTAATATTTTTATAGGTTTTAACACCGATACTACAGTATACATACCCTTCCCTGTGAAGGAAGGTTTAAGTACATATACTGGGTTTTCTTGACCCCAATAATAAGGGTAATCTTGAAATCTCCAGCTAGACTTAGGCTTTAATGCATACGACAACTCCTTTCGGAGCTGACATAGAGGTAGACCCGGACTTTGGCCACTTGCGTGTTTAATTCACGTAGTTAGTCGACCGAATTCCTCTGCTTAAGCACACCATATCTAGGGGTCTGTTAGACCTCAAGATCCCTTCTTATTATCTAATAAGTTTTCACTTATTAATGACAAGAGGGTGGATTTGTCATGGGTTCTCACTAATCCTTATCGCTAAGGAAGGAGCAAGTTGGGTACAACCGATAGCGCAAAAGCGCGTTATAGGAATAAAATTC